ATTAATACTTTTTCTGCTTGATCTTTAGTTTTTACTTGTTTTGCAAGTTCTTCTTTCCATTCAAGAATTTGTTTTTCAATAATACTTTTCATAAATTAAACAATAGTAAGAACTTCTCCTGAGTTGATAGTGACAGTTACACCACTATTTATAGTTATAGGACCTGCTGCCATTGCGTTGCAAGCTGCTCCAAATGTATCGCCTATTGTATAGTTTGTCGTTACTGTTTGAGCATTTTCAAAAAATACTTTATCGCTACCACCTCCAGTAGCACCGCCTCCACCGCCCGATATTTCTGCAACAGAGCCATCATCTTTCTTGGTAAATAACTTACCTTCATCAGTTCTTACCGCAACTTCTCCAACAGCTAAGTCACTAGCACTTGGATCGCTACCAGAACCTCTTTTTAGCTTAATTGTATTAGCCATCGGCCTTGCCTCCTAATAGCTAAATTTAATAAGATCCACCATCTATATTAAAACTAGATGCACTTTCATCTTCTAAAAATGTAACTAGGTCAGACAACGCAACCTGTTTCATCGTTCCATTATCATTGCAAACAAATCTATCTGCGGCAGCCAGTGTTGTTGAAGTTGCTGAAGTGCCTCCGTCCATGAGATTCAATTCAGTAGTTGTGGAAGTAATGCCGTCCAAGACGTTCAATTCACTCGTACTACTGGTTACACCATCGAGGATATTTAGTTCACTGGTGCTACTGGTAACACCGTCTAAAATATTCAGTTCGCTGGTACTTACTGTCGCTCCATCAAGAATTGCCACTTCTGTCGAAGTTAAGGCAGCTAACGCAGCAGACGCTCCAGATTGACAACCTGACAAGTTATCTAAATCAGCATCGTAAGCTTGAACATTTGTTCCAATAGCTAATCCCAAAGCTGTCCTAGCTGCACTTGCACTTGTAGCACCCGTTCCACCATCACCGATTGCAAGAGTTCCTGTTATAGAACTAGCAGCAAGATCAACAGCAATTTCAGTAGATTCAATAACAAGTCCACCATTAGCTTTTAAATCAACAGAAATTGTATTTCCTGATTTATCTAATCCGTCACCTGCTGTTACTTGACCAGCACCAGAGAATTGAGCATAAGTTAAATTATTTGTTCCAACAACTGCTGAACCTTTATTACTGGTACAAACGAAACCGTTATCCGCATTTACAGTTCCCTGTTCTACGAAAGTGAACATCCCTGCTGCGTCTGCACCAGCAGCTAAATCATCTGCCCTTGCTGGTGACGATCCGACAATATAAATACCGTTTTGAGATGCAGTAGATTGGTCTTTTACAAGAACTCTATCGTTAGTTGAAAGAGTAACACCATCTAAAGTATCTCCATTATTAAGAGCAGTTGATATTGTTATGTTTGCTGTTGTAGCTGCTACGCACGAATCCTTAACATCAAGTCCTTGTGATGTAGCCTCAACAAAGCCCTTAGTCGCAGCATCTTGAGCATTAACAGGATCAGCTACGTTAGTAATTGTTTGGCTATTTAAAGAAACTGACGCTGTTGGTGCAGCCATTTGGTCTAATCTATTTGCCTGTACACCTGTATCAAAATCACTTATTTTTGTATGAGCTAACGAAGGAATATCAGCAGCCACTAAAGCTCTAAATGTTGGAGCAGCATCACTACCTGTTGTTGGGCCAGCTATAACTTTATTTGCATTTTGTACTGTTGTTTTATCAAAGAAACTACCAGTTCCACCAATAGCTTCAATAGTTGTAGCAGTTCCCCCTGCTCCACCTGTTCCGATACCTATAAATAACTTTTTACTGCCTTCTGCAAAAGCTAACTCAGCATTTGCAAGGCTTGTTGGTGCTGAAGATCCTGTGGATCTCTTAATGCGTACTGTGTTAGCCATTTTTAGAAGTTTCCTCCGTCAACGAGTGTAAGTTTAGTAGTGGTTGAATCTGCTTTAAATGTATCAGATGCAGCATGGTAATAAAAGATGGCATCATCTACTTTCCCTGTTACATCAAAAGTAACACCCGCAGCAGCAGGACCCTGCGGACCTTGCGTTGTAATTTCAACTGTAGTTACATCAGATACCTGACTAACTACAACTTGATTAGGATTGCTCATGCTGTGTAACCCTCACTTATAAATAGTTTACCCTCTAAATAATAGTTTTTGCTACCACCTGGTTCTGTTAACAATACGTCATAAAATAAAATTTCTGGAGTAAAAGTAGCTGTTTGTGTATCTGATAGAGAAATATCAATAATTCCATTGGCTCTATCTGTATATGCTACTGTCCAATCTGCATATTTTGTGGAGCGTGATTCATCATAAACTTGTGCAGCCACAGTATATCCAGTTAAATTTATTGCCGATCCAGTTGAATCTTTGAATGTCAATTTAATAGGAAAGTCTGCTCTCCTATCAACCGTAAAGTTCTTTTTCCCTGGAATAATTGCCATTGTTAATCAGCAGCTTCCGCAGTATTACCTTCAGCTACCCACTCAAGGTACTCTTGATAATCAGTGTTGCCCTCATCTTTTGGAATAGTAAGATATTTTGTTTTTGTATCATCTATAAATTTCAGTATTGTGTTTGGTGTTTCTCCAAAAAAATCTTTACTTGGTAATTTATAACTCATAATTAAAGCTCCGCAGAAAAGTCAACAGCACTAGCAATCCTAGCTGCTGACGAACTAGAAGTTGCAGTTGCAATATAAATAGCACACTCTGGATTTAAAGTAGACCAATTAGCGCCTGTGACATTAGCATCACTAAAACTACCTGCTGTTGGGGCTGCTCTCATTTCTGGATTAAATGTAACGTCAATAAAAGCTGATGTAGCGTGTGAAGAATATCCACCAGAATATGTATACCTACTTGAGCCTGTCTTATTCCATTTTAAAAAATAGCGCTTACAAAGCTCTAGCTCCTTTGCAAATGACCTAAATTCAAAATCTGTTGCTACGCTGCCTACTTCTAATTGAACTCCTGTAATTTCTAAGGTAGAATCATTTGTATCAAACCAAGTAGTTGTAAAATCTGGAAATCTTGTTGCACCATCATAAGCTGCCCACGCATTTAAAGGTCTTGTTCCTGTAAAGTTAGTTCCATAAAAAGGACCAAAATCTATAACTAAACCACTATCATTATTATTATCAAATTGCAGATTAGAATTTCCTGGAATTGATTTTGTTATTTTTGTCCAAGTGTCAGCAGTTAAAGAACCTGTTTCTACTACATAATTTTGTGAAGTTCCATCATTAGTTTGTAATCTTACAAAGAAATTTTGAGCAACACTAGATTTTATCCAAAAAGATAATGTTATATAACTAGAAGTAGATGTATAATTCCACCCACTATTTGCAATGTCTTGTGCTTCTAAAACATGTTGTATTCTTAATCTATCATCAGCACCAATAGTTTGATCTCCATTAGTAATTTTAAATGCTTTTCTAAATCCTGACGTATAAGGGCCTGTTCCACTAGCAACATCAACTTGTGCTTGCGTTGGTGCATTAGTTATATTGTCAAAATGACAAGGAAATCTATCAACAGTTTGATAACCAGTAGATGTCGATGACGTACCACGTTGAGCTACAGTCATTGCACCGTTGATTGTGAGTCGTCTGTTACTAAGGTTATTAGTAATATTGGCAGAACAACCACCAGAAGAACTATCAATCGTTATAGCTGCTGTGCTAGCTCCTGTTCCTTTTATACTGTTGACTTTAAGTTCTGACATAATTAACTAGGTTTTGTAGGCCAAACTACATCGTCCATTGATGTAGCAGATGTTTTTGTAATGTCTCGTAGTGCTTGTCTATAAGTTTTCCACTCATCAGATACAGTAGTTCCTAATTCTTGAGCATTTACAACAATCCAATCACATTGAGTAAGTAAATAGTTTCGATGGCCTCTTACATCTCTAATTTTTATTTCTGCCATTTTAGAATTTATTTGACTTGTTGTTGGCTCTGTAACTCCATCTAAACTAAGTTCAGACTTAGCTAAATTTTCAAGATTTATACCATTATAGAAACTCATTTTAAGTGTCCCTCAATTTAATAATGTGAAAGCCAGTTAAAAAAATAGTACTATCAGCTTGTGCAAACATAGTACCAACATTATCTGGCTCAAAACCAAATTTACATTTATGTGTAGTAGTATTAGTTACGTCAAAAATATACTGAGTACACATATTTTGTAAAGTTGTAGTGCCTGTTGGTCTATTTACAGATAATCCTGTTCGTGCTGCTTGCACATAAGTTGAGTCATCTTGAGTTACAAAAATTTGAATAGTAGGACCACGAACATCTGTAGTTGTAACGACACCATCACAAATAAACATTAAAAGATAAACGCCTGTTTCTGGAAAGGTTACAATTCCACTTGTATTACCCATAGAGAATCCAGAAAAATCTGTTCCTGGACCACCATTTGAACTATGAAATCTTGAGTTATTACCTGGAATAAAAACTGTGCCGCCAGATGCGTTGACAGTAATATTAGCGTCAACTGCGACAGAAATCATTTTCATCATCGCACCAGAAGCAGTAGTTTGGTCGCTTAAAATTGTGCCATCAGCATTGCCAGGTAGTTTAAGAGTACGATCAGAAGCAGGGTTACTATCTGGTGCAGCTATTATTACACCATTCCCACTGCTATGTTTTAGTTTGATTTGACTCATGGTTTTGGATTAGCGTCTTTAACGGCCTTGTTATGTGCAGCAAAACTGCCAGTTGCATCTAGTTTACCAGCAAGCAAATCGTCATACAACATTGCAAATTGCTCTCTCCAATCTGCATAATATGTACCGCTTGAATTAGGATTGTTAGGATTTTGCGATCTATCAGTTTTGTACTTTACTTTTGCCGCCTCTTCATCAAGCTCAGTCCTAGCCTTTGTCACAAGACTGTCATCAATACTTACTAACTTTCCATCTTTGTCAAATGCACCTAATTCATCATTAATAGAAACAACTATTCCAGCGTATGCTTTGTAAATAGCGTCATGATCGTATTTCATTATGCTACTATCTCCTCTGCAATTATTGAAGATACTGCCACATAAGTGAATGGCTGGTCATCATCATCTCCAGTATTAAATCTAATTGCATGCGTACCACTTGAACAACTCATTTGAAATTTATAGGTTATTGCTGATGTTGTACCATGACTATCATCTATCAAAGTAACAGGAATTGGAAAATTTACATCTGAACCATTGCTATCAAGAAATACAATCGCAAACAAATTTCCAGTTGTACTTCGTGTTCTATTACTACTTGCATCGCCGATCCAACCTGTTGGAACTGTATCTGTGCCTCCTACACTTCTAACAAATCTACCACCGCCATGCTGAACTATAGAGCTCTGATTAATCATAGCGGTTAATTTTATTTTATTACTTGCAGAACTTGGCGTTATGGTAACGCTAAAACCTGCAACGTCTGTGTAAGTCGTGGTCATGTTTACTGATGACTTAGCAGTTATTTTAGTTTCTACAACTTGAATAACAGAACCAGATGCCATTGCTGAATCTGGCAAGGCTGTAAGTCCTGTAACTGCTCCATTTCC